TTGCCAAGTTGTTGAGTGGTTTGGTGAAGAGAACGTAAGCGAAACTGTTAAGTCTTACTATCGCGGTGACTCGGCTCAAATCCTCACAGCGGTAGAGATAATTCATTTGATCGAGCCAAATAAAAACAACCTTGTTCCCTCTAAGTTTAAGTTCGTCGAAACTTATTGGGAAAAAGGAATGCCCGGCAATAAAGTGCTCAGCCAACGCGGGCTTAATGAGCTGCCGGGAATTTTCCCGCGCTGGGAACTCACAGCGAACGACAGTTACGGAACCTCCCCGGGAATGGACGCGCTTCCGGACGTAATTCAGCTTCAGTTGGAAACAAAGCGTAAAGCTCAGGGCTTGGACAAGATGATTAATCCGCCTGTAGTTGCGGATATCCAACTTCAGCATCGGCCAACTGCCCTGCTTCCGAACGGTATTACTTATGTCGCTGGCGCGAACAATGCTGGCGTCAAGCCGCTGTATGAAATCCGTGCGCCTATTCAGGAAATGACGCAGGACATTCGTGACGTTCAGGTTCGTATCCGCGAAACGTTCTTTAACGAACTGTTCCAGATGATTTCGCAATTGGAGACCGTAAGGTCTGCGACTGAAATTGACGCTCGGCGCGAGGAAAAGCTTGTGCTTCTTGGTTCAGTTCTGGAGCGTTTCGAGAACGAAGCCCTCGACCCCGCGATCAATCGCATTTTTGCGATCATGCAACGGCGCAATATGCTACCGCTAGCACCCAAAGAAATTCAGGGCCAGGGAATTGAAATCCAATACGTCAGTATTCTCGCGGTTGCACAGCAAGCACTGGCTGCTGCGCCCACGGAACGTTGGCTTCAGTTGATCGGTAGTGTCGCGGGCCAAGTTCAGGAAGTGCTTAACATTCCTGATTGGGACCAAGTTATCCGCGATTATGGATTGAGTATCGGAGTTCCAGCGAAGCTCATGCGTCCGAAAGAAGATGTTGAGGAAGATACTCAAGCGCAGAAAGATGACGCCGAAGCCGCGCAGGTTGGTCAAGCAGGTCTTGCGGCTGTGCAGGGCGCGAAGCTTCTTTCCGAAACTAACGTCGGCGGCGGAGCTAATGCACTTCAACAGCTACTTCCGAGCCAATGATATGGCTCATTTACATTTAGGTAATTCCTTGCTATGAATGAAGAGAAGCTAAAACGACGCTGGCTTAGAGAAGATGAAGATAAAATCAACTCCGCGGTCAACGTAATTCTCGAACGAGAGGATGGACGGAAATTTCTATGGTGGCTTCTGCAAATTGGGCGGATCGGAACACAGCCTTATTCTGGCAATGCGCTGAACACCGCGTTTGCTTGTGGGGAGCTTAATGTAGGACAACAGGTTTTAGACCGGATAATCTCAGTTTCTGCTGAAGGTTATCTAACGATGATGAAGGAGAGTGAGAATGAACGTAAGGAGCGGGACAAGCTTATTGACCTCGAGCGCAATGGAGCCTTGGACGATCAAGCCGACGAGGCTGGAGCGCCGGATAGGGAGGCTGCTCCGGAGTCCTGAGGAGCATCAGGAAACGCAAACCAAAGAAACTGAGACCGAAGAAAGTCTTGCAACTCAGGAAACTAAAACTGAGGAAGCCAAGACCGAGGAAAATAAAACCGAGGAACAAAAGACTGAAGAGCAGAAGAGTGAAGAGCAAAAAACCGAGGAAACTAAGGTTGAACCTCTTACTGCGGAAAGTCTTAAGGTTCCTGAAGGGTTTGAGCTTCAACCGGAGCTATCCGCAAAGTTTCTTGATATTCTGAATGGTGACGGCTCACCTCAGGATAAGGCCAATGGCCTTCTAAATCTGCACGCCGAAGTCCTAAATGCTGCCTCGGAAGCGAGTAGCGAAGCGTGGGATAACATGCAGACCGAGTGGAAGAACAATGTCAAAGCTGACACTGACGTTGGTGGCGACAAACTTCCTGCCACTCTTAATAACATCGGCAAGCTCGTCGACGAGTTCGGCACCAAAGAGCTTAAAGATGTGTTTACGTTGACAGGCGCTGGCAATCATATCGAGATGATTAAGTTTTTGAATAAAATCTCGAATGTGCTGACCGAGGGTAATTTCTTCAAGGCAGGTTCGCCTTCCGGACAAGATGACCCGAACGCAGCCGCTAAGCGTATGTTTCCATCTGCAAACTGAAAAGGATAGGGTAAATGGCAACTCTTGCTGACACTCATCCCACGCTTCTCGATCTTGCCAAGAGAACTGATCCCGATGGTAAGATCGCAGATATCGTGGAAATTCTGAACCAGACCAACGAAGTTCTTATGGATATGGTCTGGCAGGAAGGCAATCTGACAACTGGAAACCGGACCACAATTCGGACCGGGCTTCCGCAGCCCACCTGGCGTAAAATGTATGGCGGGGTCCAGCCGACCAAATCCAAGACCGCGCAGGTCACGGATAACTGTGGTATGCTGGAAGCCTATGGAGAAGTGGATAAAGCTCTTGCCGATCTTAACGGCAACACCGCTGCGTTCCGCTTGTCCGAGGACCGTCCACACATCGAGGGCATGAACGAGGAAATCGCTGACACGATTTTCTACGGAAACGAGGGTTCGGAGCCGGAAGCGTTTACCGGACTGTCTCCACGTTTCAATGACTCGACTGCGAATAATGGCGATAACGTTATCAAAGCTGGTAGCGCGGACACCGACAACGCGAGTATTTGGTTGGCGTGTTGGGGTCCAAACTCTGGATATGGTATTGTGCCGAAAGGTTCACAGGCCGGACTCCAGCAGAAAGACCTTGGCGAAGTTACCATTGAGAACGTCGATGGTAGCGGCGGCCGTATGCAGGCGTATCGTTCGCATTATCGTTGGGATGCTGGTCTTACGATCCGCGACTGGCGATATTTCGTTCGTATCTGCAACATCGAGCGTTCTGCGTTGACAGCTGATGCCGCGACTGGTCCGAACCTCCCGAACCTTATGTTCCAGGCTTACGAGCGGTTGCCAAATCCAGCTTCTGGTCGCTGCGCTTGGTATATGGATCGAGGACTTGTGACTAAGCTGCGTCAGCAGTCGTCTGCGGCGGTTAAAAAAAACACATTGACTGTCGATCAGGTTGGTGGGGTTATGGTAACTTCATTTAATGCCATTCCCATTCGCCGCGTTGATCGTCTTTCGCCTGATGAAGCACTCGTGAGCTAAGGAGAAGATGAAATGATCTTGGACGAAAGAAACGAGTTCGCTGATGCTGTAAGTGTGGCGGCGGCCGCTGGCACGGCTCTAATCGGCGACGTTATTGATCTCGGCAGCGTTCATCGTGATATTGGTGCGGGTCAGGATGTTTTCCTGATCATCACGACGGACACCGAAATCATCACAGGTGGTTCGGCTGGAACGATTAAATTCCAGTTGGCCTCGGACGCTCAGGCGGCGATTGCAACGGACGGCTCTGCCACCGTTCATATCGACACAGGGACGTTCGTGACGGATGACGCAGGAGCTAACGACGCACAGCTTAATGCTGGCGGAGTTATTGCTTGTATTCGTCTGCCAAATGAAGGCAAGGTTTACGAGCGTTATCTCGGCATTCTTTGCGTCATTGCAACCACCACTGTTACGGCTGGAAAGATCAATGCGTTCTTGACGCTTGATCCGATCAGCCATGGCATCTATCCGGAGGGAGCAAACTAATGCTTGTCAATTTAAAGAGAGGCTGGTTTGGTCCTGATGGAGTTCGTCGGCGTCCGGAGAATAATCCGCACGATATTCCTGACGAATTTAAGGACCAACTTCCCTCGACTGCTGAAGTACTTTCTGCAAAGGAAGAGAAGGCGGTTAAGAAAGCTGAAAAAGAAGAAGAGAAGTAAGGGGTTCGAGCGGTGGCAACAGATGTTGTAGTGCTCTACAATCTTGCGCTTGATACTATCGGAGCGCGTGCAAATCTCGCGTCACCGCTCGAACAATCTCGTGAAGCCGAAGTCTGTAACCTGTGGTTCCCGAATATTCGTGATCAGGTTTTGTCGGCTGCGGCGTGGCCTGATGCCACGAAAATGGAAAGGCTCGTTGAACTTT